GCCCTTGGGCGTGTTGTTGATCAGGTGGCACTCGTCGATGATCACCAGGTCAATGTGGCCCAGGTCGCGCGCACGGCTGCGCACGGACTGGATCCCGGCGAAGGTGATGGAGTCGATCTCCCGGCTGTTGAGCCCGGCGCTGTAGATGCCCATGGGGGCATCGGGCCAGACCAAGCGCATCTTCTCCGCGTTCTGCTCGATGAGCTCCTTGACGTGGGTCAGCATCAGCACCCGGGTCTCGGGCCACTTCTCCAGGGCATCCCGGCATAGCTGGGCGACGACCCAGCTTTTCCCGGAGCCCGTCGGGAGCTCCAGGACCGGGTTGCCGCCGGGGTTGGCGCTGAACCAGTCATAGAGCATGTTGATCGATCGGGACTGGTACTCGCGAAGCATCAGCGATTCTCCTCGTGCAGGTCTTCAATCTGCCAGTGGTCGGGGCAGCCCTCGTGCTGGAAGTCCGTGGGGATCTCATTGTTCCCGTGCAGGTTGCACAGCCAGCGTGAGCCCTCGGTCGGCACGGAGTGGGCGCAGGTGCGGCAGTTCTTCTCGACCTCGGCGTTGCCGTGGCAGAACTCCCTGGCCGCGCACATCTTGCACTGCCACCAGCTTGGGTCCTTTGAGATCGGCGGGGGCATACGCTCGCTGAGCGCAATGCGCTTCCCCTTCTCGACCAGGGCCTGGGCCTTGTCCGCGTCGAGGCGCACGCGCTCGGCGTAGAGCCGGTCGTCGTCCTTGCAGATCGCAACGTAGAGCGCGCGGTCGATGCCGAGCCCGAGCATGTAGACCTGCATCTGGGCCCAGTGCTGGGGCTTAGACTCCTTCACGCCCTTCTTCTCAAGGCCGTTGAAGCTGGCCTTGTTGTGGGTCTTGAACTCAGCGACATGGCGCTTGCTGGGCGCCTCAGGCACGCCGCAGCGGATCACGCCGTCGGCGGAGCCGGACACATGGGAGCCGAACTTCACCCGCGCCTGGGTGGACTCAAACTCGATCCCGATGGCCTCCAGGTCGGCAATGATCGTGTCCTCCTCCATCTGCCCGCGCCGGAACAGCCTGAGCATGCGCCCTGGGAAACGCTCGACGATGGCCCAACGGAAGTTGAGCCAAAGCCAGCGTTCACAGTGATGCCCGAGCTGAGACGCCCCCAGGTGCGGCCGGGGCCGCTCCTGCAGCGACTCGTGGTGCTTGTCCACGAGCGCTGCGATGGTGTGTTGCGGGGGCGGGATCTTCATGCCCGGTTGGCCCAGGGCGGGGCGTTGCCTGCCGCGGGTTGAGGTGCCGCTGCCGGCTGGGGTGCCGGGGCGGCTTGCGGTGCCGGGGCGGCGGAGCCGGAGAGGGCCTTGAAGGCCTTCACGTCATTGCTATCGCCATACTGCTCGCTGCGGCGGATGGTCAGCTTGATGCTGAGCCGGCCACCGATGAGCTGGTCAGTGTCCTGCAGGACGTCGATCCCGATGGACCGCATGAGCGCAGACATTTGCTGGCGACCGATCTCCTCGGCCTTGGGGTTGGGGTTCGACACCGTGAGGTTGCCAAAGACCACCCGCCCAGCGTGGGTAGGGCCAGCGACGTCGTACCGCACCGCAATGTACTGGCCGGTGCCAGCCTTCGTGGTGCGCAGCTCAGCGCCGACGATCTCGACGTCATACCACCCCTCGGGCAGCGGGTCATAGGACCGCTCTTCTTGGGGCATTTCAGATGCGACAAAGGTTTGGCCAAGTTGTGCCATGGTTACAGCTCCTCGATTGAAAAGGACGGACGTCCAGGTTTTGTGGTTACTGCCCCCGCGAGCGGGAGGGTGATGCTCTCATCGGCCTGCTGCCAGGCCTTGATGTTCACTTCCGGCTTCCACCGGAAGAGGGAGCTCAGGTGATCCTCCAGGCCATGCTCGGCCGCGATTTCGTGGAGGAGGTCAACGTCGACCTTGCGGTTCATGCGCTCAGTGACGCGGATCTTGTGGCGCCCAGTGTCGGCCCCGGTCTTGCCGAGGTTGTCATGGGCCTGCTTCAAGCGGTCGTGGATCTCGTCCTCCAGGGCGCGGCGTCGGCTGGTTGCGCCAGCCTCCTCACCCTTGGCACGGAGCCACGCTGCGCAGAGCTCGTCGAGGTTCATCGGCTGAACTCCTTCTCCGCCTCTTTGCGGATGATCACCATCATGCGGGCGATCTCAAAAGAGGTCTGAGAGATGCGGTACGCCGTCTCCCGGGGGCTCATGGTCCAGGTCTCCGGCTCTACGTTGCCAACCAGGGCCTGCATGGCCATGCCGGCGTACTGAGCGCGGAGCTCTTCATCGGTTGGGATCATTGGTTGCTCTCCTTCCGCGGGTCGTCGCCGTCGGCGAAGCGGTTGTACCAGGCGGCCTTGGCCAGGTCCTCCTCGGGCTTGCCCTTGTAGCGATGGCGCCACTGGTACTTAAACGCATTGATCCTGGCGTAGACACGCACGGCGTCCTCGCCGAAGACCTGGACCATGGCGTCGATGCACTCAATCGCGCCGGTCGTGTAATGCTCCGGGCTGTTGACGGGGTCTTTAACCTGCTCTTGCTTGGCAAGCCAGCGCTCTGCCTGTTTCGCCTCCCAGCGTTTTTTCGCGTAGGCGTTTTGGCACTTCCGGCAGTTGTACTGCAGCCCATCCTTTGCCTTTGAACTCTTGGCGAAGGCAACCTTAGGGAGCTTTTCCTTGCAGCGACTGCAAACCTTCTTGTAAGGCCCGCGCTTCTTGCCCTTCTGCCCGCTATCAAGGTTCAGCTGTTTCTGATCATTAAGGCTCATCACACGCCTCCCTGGATCTTCTTGATCACCGAGCCAAGGTCGGCGGTCTCCCAGGGGTCCAGTCGGCCGGAGCGATCCTTGGCCGTCCACAGGCCATCGGACTGGCACTGCAGGGTCCGGATGGTGTTCCCCTCGCCGTCCTTCTCAACCCGGAGCGGGAGCACCAGGTCGAAGAAGTAGGGCAGCTGCTGCGCGAGCTTGGCCCCGGGCATGGAGGGCGAATAGAGCACCCGGCTCATCTCGTCCTGGGACTTCTCCAGCTTAGCCGTGAAGTAGACGTGCTTGTTCGGGAGGTCTCGGAAGCTGCGGATCACCGCCCCCATCACGTCCTGGAGGGCGCCGTAAGCTTGACGGGGATCCTTGGCCGTGGCCTTCTCGTTGGCCAGGACGACCTCAGCGATCTCGCTGATAGAGTCCAGGGCGACGGATTCAAACTGCGCAGCCTCCTGGCTCTCGGTCACCCAGCGGTACGCCTCATTCAGCGCGTCGACGCTGGTGATCTCGATGAAGGGAAGGTTTGAGCCAGCAATCGACAGCAGGCCCGCCTCGGCGGACATGATCACCGGGCTCGGTAGGGTGGGGATGAGGCTGGTCTTCCCCGCGCCGGCTTGTCCGTAGACGAGCATGCGCACTTGCTTGGCGGCAACGTCGCCGCTTGATTTCAATTGGATCGCCATCGCTGGCTCCTCTCGTTTGCCCCGGTTGGCACCGCGCCGGCTGGGGATGCTTGCAAGGCTAAGCGCAATTCGATTAGGGTGTCAACCCCAGTCGTCTCACTGAGGAGAAAACACGTTGAAGACAGAGGAAGCGATCCGCTGGTATGGCGGGGTCAAGCGGCTTGCGGAGGCCCTCGGGGTCTGGCCGCAGGTGATCTACAAGTGGGGGGAGTATCCACCTCGTGCGCGGCAATACGAGCTGGAGGTCAAGACAAAGGGTGAGCTGAGGGCGCAACCGGATGAAACTGAACACGATGCTTGAAGCGGCGCTGCGCTATGCCAGCTGGGGCTGGCATGTGTTGCCGCTTAGACCGAACTCAAAGATCCCGGCCACGGCGCATGGGGTACATGACGCAACCACCGACCCGGAGCAGATCCGTAAGTGGTGGACCCGGGATCCAGAGATGAACATCGGCGTCGCCGCGGGGAAGGTGAGCGACCTGTCGGTCTTCGACGTCGACCCCAGGAACGGCGGGGAGGCGGGCTGGGAGGGCTGGCTTGAGGCCAACGGGCCATGCCCGGAGGGCGCCATGCAGCTGACCGCAGGCGGTGGCTATCACTTCCTGGCGCAGTACACGGACGAGATCCGCTCCTGCAAGCTGGCCACGGGCGTGGACCTGCTGTCCGATGGGCGTTACTTCGTGGTCCACCCCTCCACCATCGACGGCCGCACCTACGAGTGGGAAGGCAGCTCGGACCCCGCCGAGGGCATCGGGCCCTTCGCCGTACCCCGGGGATGGATCGATGCCTACCTGGGCAACCGCAAGGACGTGGGCACGCGCATCGCGAGCAGCATCATCAAGGGCAGCCGGAACGACGGGCTCCTGTCCTACGGCGGCATGATGCGCCGGGGCGGGGCTACCGAGGCGGAGATACTGGGCGCGCTCACCATCGCAAACGAGCAGCGCTGCGAGCCGCCGCTGCCAGACAGCGAGGTCAGGCACATCGCCCGCAGCGTGGCGCGCTACGATCCAGAGCTCGACGTGGCCGCGGATACGGCCATGGGCGCGGCGGCGATCAAGAACCTGCTCCACCAGGAGCCCGAGAACGACTGGCTGCAGCCGGCGGATCAGATCCGGCACCAGCCCGCGCCCATGGGGTGGAACATCGACCCCTGGCTCCCCGAGCAGGGCCTGTGCATGGTCCACGGCCCCAGCGGGGCAGGGAAGTCCTTCCTGGTCCTGGACTGGTGCCTGCACGTCGCCACGGACATGAAGCTCTGGAATGAGCGCGACGTCGAGGACGGGGACGTGGTCTACCTCGCCGGGGAGGGCCACTACGGCCTGCGGGCGCGGATCCATGGGTGGATGTGCCACCACCGCCAGGACGCCAGCAGGCTTCATGTGAGCTCGCACGGGGTGGATATCAACACCGCCGCGGGCTTCAAGCGCGTCGTGGACGGCATCAAGGCCTCCAACCTCAGGCCCAGGCTGATCGTGATCGACACACTGCACCGGCACATGGCCGGGGACGAGAACAGCGCCCAGGACACGAAGGGCATGATCGAGGCCATGACCAGGCTCCAGGACCTGTTCGGCTGCCTGGTGGTGCTCGTGCATCACACGGGCAACAGCGAGGAGGCCCAGCACCGGGCGCGCGGGAGCAGCGCCTGGCGGGCGGCGATGGATATCGAGATCAGCGTCACCCCGGGTAAGCG